TTTGAAGCTTCGGTAGATGGTCAACCCTATGACACAGAACGTTGGGGTCAGTACTTCCGTCCTGCTGGTGTCAATGCACCTGCTGGTGGCGCTGCCGCTGATGCTGATGAAATTGCCACTCCAGCACCTGCTCCAGCAGCTCGTCCTGCTCCTGCAGCCGCCCCTGCGGCTCAGACTGCACCTTGGGATGAGGACACAGCCGCAGCAGCACCTGTTGTAAAACCAGCTGGCGGCAATCAAAAGGCCGAAGACATTCTGGCCATGATCCGCGCTCGTCAGGCCAAGTAAGCAGCGATCTAAATATCCCAGTAACCCTGGGATATTTTATTTTGTATGAGTTATGCTTTAATTTTTGACAAATCAGGAGATCAGATTGCTTTTGATCCTGTAAACATTGATGTTTTGGATTTTTATATAGATCAGCTGAATCAGCAAGGTCTCAATAAGTTTTCATCATGTGATCAACAGTTAGGTCAATTGATGTTATCAAGACTTGAAGCATTTAGATCGTGTATATTGGAAGTCAATTCGTGGTTGTATGATCTAGCCGGCATAGAGTTTGAAGTTTTTGAACTAGAAGAATATTTAGACCAAAAGTTGCTGAACAAAATGCATGCTGATTGGGTGAATTCTCAATCAATGATATACAACATACAACAAAAACGCAAGCAGTCTAACCATTCTGATATTGCAGAGCAAATACATGATATGTTTCCTGACGACATTCAAACTCCAACCTTGGCAACAGTAGTTGAAAAAATTGGAAAACTTGAAAGTTACGGTCGGATTAATGAACCCTACATACACAAGATTGAATCGTCATTTAACAATATCCAATACCAGGTAAACCAGTTGTGGACCAAGATAGCCGACAACCCTTTCTCAAAGCAGATTCTGACCAATGATCAAGCCAATCTGAGTATATCTTTTAACCACTTGGGCAGAACACTGTACAATAAATTTTTGAACTTTGATAACAATCTTGAGTACAGAGATGAAAACTCATTTGACGAGTTGTTGGGATTTGTTACGCTGAGCTTGCAACAATCACAAACTGTTGCATTTAGCCCTGAGTACGTGAACTGGTGTAATCTGCACAATAGAGAACCGATAGGGAATGTACTGAACATAGGAAACATTCCAAATCTCTTTGACAATCTCACAAGATATCGTAAAATTATTTTCAAGAATCTATTGAATCAAAATAGCTTTTCAATACATAACACACAAGGATAAACCATGGGAAAACCATTTGATATTTCAAAGTTCCGCAAGGAAATCACTAAGAGCATTGATGGCCTTAGTATTGGCTTCAACGACCCAACAGACTGGATCTCCACAGGCAACTATGCCTTGAACTACTTGATCTCGGGCGATTTCAATCGCGGCATTCCCTTGGGCAAGGTCACAGTGTTTGCTGGTGATTCAGGCGCAGGTAAGAGCTATATCTGCTCTGGCAACATTATCAAACACGCACAAGAGCAAGGCATCTTTGTGGTCTTGATTGATAGTGAAAATGCTCTTGATGAAGATTGGCTCAAGGCACTGGGGGTTGACACCAGTGACAGCAAACTGCTCAAACTGAGTATGGCCATGATTGATGACGTGGCCAAAACCATTGCTACATTCATGAGCGACTACAAAAGTTTGCCTGATGGCGAGCGTCCCAAGGTGTTGTTTGTGATTGACTCATTGGGAATGTTGTTGACTCCCACAGATGTGAACCAGTTTGAATCAGGCGAAATGAAGGGTGATCTAGGTCGCAAGCCCAAAGCACTGACTGCACTGGTTCGTAACTGTGTCAACATGTTTGGTAGCTATAATGTTGGATTGGTGTGTACCAATCACACATATGCAAGCCAGGACATGTTTGATCCAGACGACAAGATCTCCGGCGGTCAAGGCTTCATCTATGCCAGCTCAATTGTTGTGGCCATGAAGAAAATGAAGCTGAAAGAAGATGAGGATGGCAACAAAGTTTCAGATGTCAACGGTATTCGTGCTGGTTGCAAAGTGATGAAAACACGCTATGCCAAGCCATTTGAAGGTGTACAAGTCAAAATTCCTTACACCACAGGCATGAGCCCATACTCAGGTTTAGTGGATCTGATTGAGAAAAAAGGTCTGCTCAAGAAGGAAGGCAACAGCTTGGTGTTTACCACTTCTGATGGTGAAATCATCAAGAAGTTTCGCAAGGCCTGGGAAAAGAACGACGAAGGTTGTTTGGACACAGTGATGAAAGACTTTGGAAATCAAAACACTGAGGTAAGTACCACTGATACTGAACAGGAGGACAACTAATGATTGAATCAGTGGCCAGCGAAATGTGGGGTGAACTAAAGCGTTTTGTAAACACTGTGGACCGCGGAGAAGCAGCCGAAACAATTTTGAGTATTCTTATCGACAATGATTGCGATGTGGATGATATCAAAGAAGCCTTCAAAGGAGATGCTGATATCAAACGTGCTTTGGCGGCCTACATTGACAACAATGAAGAAGTTGATGACGACTACGACGAAGATGACTCAGACTACGACGAAAACGAAAATTGGGAAAATTAATGTCTGATGTGGAGAGAAGTTATTATTGCTCTCATAAGTTCAGATATCTCAAGATTGATTTAGAGTATAATACCACTCTAAATTGTCATGCTGCTGCCACGCATCCAGTTGATATCAAATGGTTGAGTGCCAATCCTGGTCAGTTGTTTAACAATCCACGCAGTGTTTCCGAACGTCGCATGATGTTGGCAAATCAACGAAACCCCAGTTGTGAAAAAAACTGTTGGCCAGCTGAAGACCGCGGAGCAATAAGCCCTAGGATATACAACGATGGTGTGCAAAAAACACATACACAGGTTATAACACAGCCAGAAACCATTGATCTCACCATTGGCACAAACTGTAATCTAACTTGTTCTTATTGCTGTAAAGAATACAGCAGCGCCTGGCGACAAGACATTCTGGACCATGGCAACTATCCGTACACTGAGGAACCTGACAGATACACACTTAATGAAAAAGATAAAGTGATGTCAAAAATAAGTCAAGCAGAATCCAAGTCGTCAAGAAAGTTAAATATTTTGTTGAATGAAATAAAACTTGCGGCTCCAACACTACAAAGACTGATAATCACAGGCGGAGAACCATTGCTAGACAATCACCTGATTGAAACAGTGTCTGAGCTGAATCTTTCAACGGCTGCAAAAGTGCAGATGTACACTGGTCTTGGTGTTAATCGTGGTCGTTTTGTAAAACTGGTTGAAAAATTAAAAAACATTCCAAATTTGGTACTGTTTGTGAGTGCCGAGTCAACTGGTAAAAATTTAGAATTCAATCGGTACGGCAATCAGTGGACCGAGGTGCTGGAAAAAATAGATATTTTAAAAAACAACAACATTAACGTGCACTTCAGTTCTACATTGAGTAATTTGACATTGATGGGGTTCGTGGAGTTTTACAAGTTTTTTTCTGCCCAATATCAAATAGATGTGACTTTTGCACACAGTCCTTCCATGATGTCTGTGCATGTGCTAGACAATGATACCAAGTTGCAGATAAAAAACAGCTTGACTGCACTGCCTGATTCAATAGCAGATCAAATTTTGTCATCGATGCAAGCGGACCCTGCTGAACACACAGTGGTACAACTCAAACAGTTTTTATTAAGATTTCTTAAAGTTAGGCCTGATTTGAGTATGAATATCTATCCTGAATCGTTTGTTAGATGGATTGGACTTGATCATGTGGTATAATCAAATAGTTGCAGATTTATCATTGATTCCAGACTTCATAGCTCACTATGAAACTGAGTTAACCTTGGCCAAAAGAGATTGTGCCATTGGAGGCCTGGTAGAAAAAAATCTCAAAGAACTACCAGGCACCACAGAACATCGTTTTTATCAGTTGCAAGAAATCGAAGCAGTGTTGAACTATCTCAACATTCAGTTGCGCAAGATTCGACGCAAACATTTTCAAAAATATCTTGAAGGCTATGCCAGAGCACTGACCAGTCGTGATGCTGAAAAATACGTAGACGGTGAAGACGAAGTCATTGACTATGAGACCATTATAAACGAAGTGGCTTTGTTGCGAAATCGTTGGCTAGGCATCATGAAAGGCCTTGAAACCAAACAATGGCAAATGGGACACATTGTGAAACTTCGAACTGCTGGCATGGAAGATATTACAGTGTAATAGTGCAGCACTGTAAATAGTAACATGAAAATTGTACTTGTTACCGGTGGTTTTGATCCTGTGCACTCAGGACACATTGCCTACTTCAAAGCAGCTCGCACCTTGGGCGATCAGCTGATAGTGGGTCTCAACAGCGATGAATGGCTGGCCAGGAAAAAAGGCCGTGCATTCATGCCCTGGAATGAACGCTTGTGCGTGATCAACAATCTCAGCATGGTAGACGAAGTCTACACATTTGATGATTCAGATGGGTCTGCCAAATCGTTTATTCGTCAGGTGCGAGCTCACTACCCTGACGCTCAGTTGGTATTTGCCAATGGTGGCGATCGCACTGCTTTCAATATTCCCGAAATGGATGTGGCAGATGCCAACATAGAGTTTGTGTTTGGTGTGGGCGGTGAAGACAAAAAGAACAGCAGCAGCTGGATCCTGGAAGAATGGAAAAAGCCTCGCACTGATAGAACCTGGGGCTACTATCGAGTGCTGCATGAAGTAGGCACCAACACCAAGCTCAAAGAACTCACGGTGATGCCCAAAACTTGCTTGAGCATGCAGCGTCACGACCGACGCTCTGAGTTTTGGTTTGTGGCCGAAGGCACAGCCACAGTGTACACACTGGACCAAGCCAGCACAGACTCAGAAGTCAAATGCTATCTTGACGCACATCAACACACATTCATTGCCTGTCAGGAATGGCATCAACTGTGCAACGAAACTGATCAGCCACTGCGTTTGATTGAAATTCAATACGGCGATAACTGTGTGGAAGAGGACATTGAACGTCGATGAAGGCCATTCCAGTTTATATTGGTTATGATCCTCGTGAAGCCATTGCCTATCACACCTGTGCAAACTCTGTGATTCGCAACAGTAGTCAACCTGTGGCCATTATACCTGTGGCCTTGAATCTGTTTCGAGACTACAACGAAACCCACAACGATGGCAGCAATCACTTCATATACACTAGATTTCTAGTGCCGCACCTTCAAGAATACACTGGACATGCTATCTTCATTGATGGCGACATGATTGTGCGAGCCGACATTGCTGAATTATGGGACCTGCGTGATTATACCAAAGATGTGCAAGTGGTAAAACATGACTACAAAACACGCATGCCTATCAAATATCTAGGAGCCAAGAACGAAGACTATCCTAGAAAAAATTGGAGTAGTGTGATTCTATGGAATTGCAACAGTTTTCCTAACCGACGACTGACACCTGAGTTTGTTCAACAATCCACAGGTGCCGAGCTTCACCGTTTCACGTGGCTGGATGATGCTCGTATAGGTGAACTGCCCCCAGAATGGAACTGGTTGCCTGATGAATACGGACCAAATGCCGATGCCAAGTTACTGCACTACACACTTGGCACGCCATGCTTTCAGGAGTTTGCCGACACACCACAAAGTGAAGAGTGGCACCGCGAGCGTATTCTCACAGAATATTGTTTGCAAAGGAACATATGAAACTGCCATTAGCCGTGGTTGAACGTTGGCCCATGGATGAATACAAGGATCAACATCCAGATGATCTAGTGGCTGCATTGAAACATATCAATCAGGATGCATTGTCATTGTATTATGAGCTGGAAGATTTGCGCCAACAATTTCGCCGCACCAACGACAAAGATGACAAAAGACTTGACAAGTTGTTGGATGTCGCAATTCGTGAAAAAGAAGAACGTTTGTTTAGACTGATAAAGTTCAATGATTACCCTGCCATGATTATGGCCGCATATCCTGACGCCAAATTCATGGACAGTTATCACTACAAACGTGCTCGAAAAACAATCACAGATGATATTTTGATACGTGGCATAAGCTCAGGTGATTATGCCAAACATGCACTGAAAACCAATCGTAACTTTTACTTTATTGAAACAGGTTATCTGGGCAACTATCGCTGCGACAACAATACTACTGGTAGAAAGATCTATCATCGCATAGAAAAAAATTCCATGCAACAAAGTCGCATCATGGATGTGCCTGATGATCGTTGGCGTGAACTGTGTGCTTTCAATCCCAGCCTGCACTATCGCGGTTGGAAACAGCCTGGCAGCAAGATCTTGTTGATCATGAGCACAGAAAAACCTTTTGAGTATTATGGTACCACCAAAGATGCCTGGGTTGACTCAACCATTGCCACACTAAAACAGCACAGCGACAGAGAAATTGTGATCAGACAAAAAGCTGGGCGCGGTGAGCGTACCAATGACACAATCTATGACGCACTGGACCAAGACATCTATGCTGTGGTGACTTACAACAGCATTGCCGCTGTGGAGGCAATACAGTATGGTATTCCTGCTTTCTGCACTGCCCCCACAGCGGCCAGCTCTGTGACCACAGGAGACTTTTCACAGATAGAAAATCCTCCGCGCATGAGCGAGGACATCATTTACAAATGGTTGAGCAGTATAGCATATGGACAGTTTAGTTTGAATGAAATATTGACAGGCAAAGCCTGGAGTTTGGTACAAGAGAATGAACAACGCCCGACCTTTAGTTGTTAAAAGTTTTCTCAGCAGCTTGCCCCGACACATCAACGGTGAAGAAAAAATCAATGCACTGACATTCTTTGCTGAAGGTGCTGCTCGTTGTGGAGATTTGGCCACAGTCACACACAGCCAACACTATGAACCATGCGACGTAGGTGCTATCATTGGCAATGCATTTGATGCCAATCCAGGCAAGGTCAATCTACCGCACTACAAGGTGCGCAAGATGGTCATGGAGCAACAGGTTGCTCGCAACAGGTATTGGCTCAGCATTGACAGCAATGTGTTCATTTACCGGGACAGGTCAAATCCTCATAGATATCTGCGCTACAGCTTTAACGGTGTGTTTCCTGCCACTGGTATATACTGCAATGACACACCTGGCGAAGAAAACTGGTCCCGTATTAGAGCTCACTATAACATGGACCTAAAACCCTGGCGCACCACGGGCAATCATATCTTGATCACTCTACAACGTCCCATGGGTTGGAGCATGCGTGGACAAAATCTAATGAGTTGGTTGGAGTCCACATTCCGACGCATTAGACAACACAGTGGTCGTCCTATTGTGATACGCTGGCACCCAGGCGACTGGAAAAACTATCCCAAGTATGCCCACATCCTGACCAAATACAATGCCATAGTCAGCCCGCAAGAACGACCCATATCAGAAGATTTGGTAAACTGCAGGGCCTTGGTGTGCCACAACTCCACGCCCATTGCAGTTGCGCATATT